ATCAAAAAGTAGGTGAAGTGGGTGCAAAAATGAAAGGTATTGGATTGGATGAGGAAGATGACTTTGATTTAGATGCTGACCAATCATATACAGGTCAACAAGGTTCTCATGATGAATATCAAGCATCTGACGATGGTATGGACGATGACACATCACCTGAAAACCACGATAGTAAAATGATTGGTATGTCTGAAGAAAAAGACGGAGAACCAAATCCATACTCTATTTGTCATGCACAAGTTGGACCTAAAAAATCAAGAAAATTTGAAAGATGTGTAATGTCTGTAAAAAAACAGCTTAAAGAAGGAAAAAATCCCGTATCTTTGTTTTTAGAAACTCAAATAGAAAAAATCGTGGAAAGAAACATGCCTCCAAAAATTACAAAAGGTGACTTAGTTAGATACATTTCAGAACAAGGAACTGCTCCTTCACCAACAACAAAACCAGCACCAACTAAACCTGGAGTATCCCCTGGTAAAAAACCAAGACCATCTCACCCTGGAAAGAATCCAAATCCAGGTGAAAATCCTGCTCCAAAGGCGAAAAAAGTTTCACCTGAAGATGCAAAAGACAAAGTGATTGATGTAATAATGCAACTATTAGAAAAATAATATATGGCAAGGAAATTAAAAGAACAGATTGATTACGGGAATACTCCTGAAAGAATGGACCCAAATTTAGAAAGAAAATTGGCTAGTCCTGAAGGGTTATATGCTACAAACCCTGCAATGAAAAAAGGAGTTGCTGATGTTCAAAGATTGGTTAGTAAAAGATTCCAAAAAGTTGCCGATAAATTAAGACAAGTTACAGGGATTGAAGATTTAAGTTCACAACAAGTTCAAGGTATGGTTTACCAAGAAATGATGAGAAAACTCCCTAACATTATGAGGATTGAAGCCGCTCACAGAGATGAGTTAATTGAATTAGCGAAAGAAGCGTCTTTGGATGATGCAGAAGTTCCTGCGGATTGGTATCAAATTGAAGCCAATTTAGGTATGCCTACTACAGATAACTTTAGAATGCAACCTGAACCTGAAGACGATGAGGAAGAAGATGAAAACGAACCTCTACAATTCCCGTCTTTTGATATTGAAGATTTAACTGATGAAGAAATACTTGAGTTAGAGAAACACAAAAGAAACATTATTAATGCCCTTATTCAAGGAGCTGCAAAAAAAGGTCATTACCTTTTCCAAAAACCTGATGTAAAAGCAAGATTAGATGCAATTGACCCTTCTCTTTATGGTGATTATTTGGGTATCATGGCAATCAATGATTTCCTATACTTCAGTATGGAACAGATGATTGAACAGATGAGTCAAACTGGTCAAGGTGTCGCAGGTAAAGTTGAATTAGGTGACGCTGACGATGAAGAAGGTGAGGAAGGTGAAGAACAACCTGACACTAAAATTATTGCAACAGGTTTAATTTTCCCAATACTTTGTCATGAAATTATTAAAGGATTGGAAGAAGCTAAAGGTAGACATGGTTTACCATCAGACCCTGGAATGAGAGAAAAAGTTATGGGTCAAACTGATACTTTATCAAATGAACCAATGCAATTACGTATCGGACCTGAAATTGTGGAAAAAATACGTTTTGCATTACCTGATGATATTTTTGACCCTGAGTACAAAGGGTTGATAAATTGGTTCCACATCTTACTATATCAGATAGACGCCAAAGAATTCTTGGAAATTATCGGAAACGCTATCTCTGAAGATTCTTCTAAACTTGGTAAGGCTAAAAAACGATTTGAGGAAATTGTTAGAGAAGCAAAACAAATGAAAGAAGAATTTGAAAACTACAAAGAGGAAGAAGATATTGACTCTGATGACGATGATGGTTTAGATGATTTCTTAAGTGGTTTAGGCATAACAAGACCTAAATAAAATGTGTGAATAAAGAACAACTGATTATAGAGTTAACGAAGTGTATGAGGAGTACTCCTTATGCACTTCGTACTTATTTACAGACATACGATAATACCGTATCAAAATACGTCCCATTAGACCTATTCCCCGACCAAGTTAGTTTAATAGAAGATTACGACAAATACAATGAAAACATTGCATTAAAGTATCGTCAGGCGGGTGTATCAACAGTAACCGCAGCTTGGATATCAAAAAAATTGGCATTTGCCCAAAAAAACAAACCTGAAAAAATTCTTATTATTGCCAACAAGTTAGATACATCAATGGAGATGGCTAACAAGGTTAGAGGGTTTACTGAACAATGGCCAGATTGGGTTGGCATTTCATTTTCAAAAGAAAAAAATTCACAAAGACATTTTAAACTTAATAATAATTGTGAAGTTAAAGCCGTTGCAACATCAAAAGATGCCTTGAGGGGTTATACACCCACAATTCTTGTATTTGATGAGGCGGCGTTTATCGAGGCAGACTCAGATTTTTGGTCAGCCTGTATGGCATCCCTATCTACAGGGGGTAAAGTTATTGTTGTATCCACACCAAATGGATACGACCAAATTTACTATGAAATCTATGACCAGTCATTAAGAAACATGAATGATTTCAAAATATCTGAAATGTTTTGGTATCGTGACCCAAGATATACAAAAGATTTGTATATGGTTAAAACTCCTGACTTGGTACATTTTCTATTAAACCGAGAAGAATATAGTGATAAAGACATCATTGATTTGTCAATGGCGAATCCATACGAAAGAGACCATACAGTCGTAACAGACTATATTGCTCAAGGATACAAACCATGTTCTGCTTGGTTTGAGAGTATGGTTAAAAAGTTAAAGTTTGATAGACGAAAGGTAGCTCAGGAATTAGAGTGCGACTTTTTAGGTTCGGGTGATAATGTATTCGAATCTGAGTTGATGCAAGAAATATCTAAAAACACTTTACGTGAGCCACAAGCTAAACTGATGGGAGGTTCACTATGGATATTTAAAGAACCTGTAAACGGACATAAGTACGTAATGGGTGTCGATGTATCAAGAGGTGACTCTGAGGACTTCTCATCCATTCAAATCATTGATTTTGATGAAAGAGAACAAGTATTAGAATATGTTGCCAAAGTTCCACCAGATGTATTAGCAGAAATCGCTTATAAATGGGGAACAATGTATAACGCTTATTGTGTAATTGATATCACAGGAGGTATGGGTATTTCTACATCAAGAAAATTACAAGAATTATCATATCAAGGTGGATTATATGTCGATAACGTTGATACGACCAATAAGTGGAAATGGGACCCAAAAATTAATGACAGAATACCTGGCATTAATTTTAACTCAAAAAGAGTTCAAATTATATCTGCGTTTGAAGAAAATGTTAGACATGGATTTAAAGTATATTCAAGTAGATTATACAATGAAATGAACACATTTATCTATATTAACGGAAGACCTGACCACCAAAAAGGTCATCACGATGACTGTATCATGGGGGTTTCTATGGCGTTATATGTTGCGGAAAAATCATTCCAATCATTAGAAAAAGTTACTAATCATACAAAAGCAATGATTAACTCATGGGCAACTACCGTTAATGAAAACAAAAACTCTTCCGAATTCTTTAATCCAATGGTTCCTCAAATGGGTAGAGGTAATGGTATGGGTAATCATGGTGAGGCAACTAAAGCCGATTACCAAAAATACGGATGGCTATTTGGTAGCTGATAAGTATTTATATTATCAAAGTAATTAGTAAAATTGTAATATGAGTGAACAAAATCTAACGGTCTGGCAGAGACTATCGCAAACATTCGGCCCAAATTCACTGTTGAAACAGGATTATCCAACTTTTAAGTTTGATAAAAAAGAACTTCTGCGCACGCCAAATCGTGATGAATATGAGAGAGAAAAACTCCAAGCTCAACAAACGTTTTATTTAACAAATCAATGGGCTAAGGTTGAGAACAATCTATATTCTCAAGCAATTTATTATGAACCATCAAGATTGTCTGCTCAGTACGACTATGAGTCAATGGAGTATACACCTGAGATTTCTGCTGCTTTGGACATCTATTCTGAAGAGTCTACAACAACAAATGAAGACGGTTTTATTTTACAAATCTATTCTGAATCAAAAAGAATTAAATCAGTATTGGCAGATTTATTTAACAATAACTTAGACATTAACACCAACTTACCAATGTGGACAAGAAACACTTGTAAGTATGGTGATAACTTTGTTTATCTTAAATTAGACCCTGAAAAAGGAATTGTTGGTTGTCAACAATTACCTACAATTGAAATTGAACGTCATGAAGTTGGTGTAACAGCTAAAATCACTGTTGATATTACACAGGAAAAAGATGAGAACAAAAAGGCTCTTCACTTTACTTGGAAGAACAGAAACATGGAATTTCAATCATGGGAAATAGCTCACTTTAGATTATTAGGAGATGACAGAAAACTTCCTTATGGTACATCTATGTTGGAAAAAGCAAGACGTATTTGGAAACAGTTATTGTTATCTGAAGACGCGATGTTAATCTATCGTACATCAAGAGCTCCTGAAAGAAGGATGTTTAAAGTATTCGTGGGTAACATGAATGATGATGACGTTGAAGCGTACGTAAACCGTGTTGCCAACAAGTTCAAAAGAGAACAAATTGTGGATGCCAAAACAGGAAACGTAGATATGAGATTTAACCAAATGGCCGTTGACCAAGATTATTTCATCCCTGTTCGTGACCCTGCGGCGCCAGACCCAATTACAACATTACCTGGAGCGACAAATTTATCAGAGATTGCCGATATTGAATATATCCAAAAGAAATTATTAACCGCACTTCGTGTTCCTAAGGCATTCTTAGGATTTGAAGAAGTTGTTGGTGATGGTAAAAACTTATCATTACAAGATATCCGTTTCGCCCGTACAATCAACAGAATTCAAAAAAGTATGATTGCCGAGTTAAACAAAATTGCAATCGTTCACTTATTCTTATTAGGATTTGAGGATGAATTACAAAACTTTACATTAGGACTTACAAATCCATCCACACAAGCCGATTTATTAAAAATCGACGTATGGAAAGAAAAGGTATTATTGTATAAAGATTTAGTTGCAGACCCTGGAAACGGTATTCAACCTACATCATCTACATGGGCTAAAAAACATATATTTGGTTGGTCTGATGAGGAAATTAGATTGGATTTACAACAACAAAGAATTGAAAGAGCGGTTGGTGAAGAACTTAAAGCAACACCTACAGTTATTACCAAAACAGGTTTATTTGATAATATTGATAAACTATATGGTAATCCATCAGGAGCAACTGCAAATGCTTCGGCAACTACAGCGGGAGATGATACGGGTGAAGTACCATCATTTGGAGGTGGAGGTTTTGAAACCGCGGCACCTGCAGGAGAAGAAGCTGCTCCGCCAGCGGAAGAAGCACCACCAGCGGGAGGTGAGGTTACTCCTGAATCTAAAAAAGAAAGAATGAAT